AACTCTTACAAATGGCCCTAATCTTGATGATCTTGCTTGCGCTAACTGAATTAATGTATATGCGAATGAACCATTTACTTGGCCTGAATCGCAAGAACCTATTGTTACTTTATGTGCGCTTTTCATAGTTCCCCCGAACTACTTAGGAGTTTAGGTGGCTTAATCGGGGGAGGTTAAGCCACCTAAACAGTTCTTAATTACCTTCTAATTTAGAAGGATGGTGCTGCTAAGCCAGTTCCGCTAATGATTGATGCGGCTAATGGATAGCGTTCTGCGGTGAAGGCTGCATAACCATAAACAACTGTTTTAACAGTTAGGTTACTTGCGCCTGTTGCCTCAAAACGAAGTGAGAATGGTGATCCTGGTTGCTCGAATAGGTGCATCTCGCGTGAATCAACCAAATAGATTTCATCTTGATCAGTGCTTAAAGTAGTTTGAACTGAAGCATCTGCAATAATTGGTAATCCAAGTAGTGAATAACCTGAGTTTCCATATTGCGCAACGCCTGCTCCTGTTGCAACGGCATTCATTACGCCGTTTGCTGATGGAACTACTAATGGGCGATTTGAACCATCAACGCCTGCTAGCAAGAATGCTAGGCGGCGTGGGTGCATAATCCAATGTGTTGGAGTTGTAAATACATTGCTTTGAACTTTCTGCAACGCATCAGCCAACTTTGGATATAGAAGTGCAACAGTTGGAGTTGTTGCAGTGAAGGTGATTGCGTTTCCACCAGAGGCACGAATACCCTTGATAGTTCCGTTTGTTCCAGCACCATTGATAATCTGTGAGTTCAATGTTGTGTGCCATGAACGAATTAGATCGCCAACTACGAAGGAATCAATACCTGTTCCACGCTCAATTGCTTGGCGTGATAGGTCTTGCTGTCCAGCGATAGTGCGAACATTTACAGTTAGCAAAGTATCATCAGCATCAGTTTCAGAAACATCAGTTGCCTGAGTTTGTTGAATTGCTGTTGATGTACCAGTAGTCATACGGCTAATGTTTAAAGTCATTCCAGCCGCTGGTAGTGCGATCTTATTGGTTGCGAAGTCTGCTGTTGGGCGACCTGCGCGAGCCAATGGTGCAGCAAGATCAGTTAAGTATTGAGGAACTACTAAACCTTCAAAGTTTGCAGTTGTTCCATCACGACGCTCAACTTCTTCCTCGCGCATATGGCGAGCAAGACGATCTGAAGCACTGAAATCTTGCTTGAATTGTGCATTAAAAGCATCTTTAATAAATGATGCTCCTGATTGAGCAGTATAGGTACGCTCCTCGCGGGTTACCTTTGCGCCACCAGACTTTGGCATTGCTACATCTGCAACTGCTGCACGAACTTCTGCAACCTTTGCATCTGCATCTGCCTGGGTCTTTAGGTTTTCAATCTTTGTATCTAGCGAGCGTGATTCTGCAACTAAAGCATCTACCTTAGTTGTTTCATCAGCAGTTAGATCGGTGCGATTCTCTGCGGCTACTGCCTCAAGAACTGCATCCATCTCTGCCTTCACTGCATCGCGGCGTTCAATTACTTTGTCTAAGTAAGACATTAATTTAACTCCTTGGTTGGTTGAATTTTGAGGTGGTGGCGATACCTTGCGCGGCGCTAAAGGGTGCGCAGTTCGCTCCGACTTCATCTGCTGTATTTTTACAACAGAAATTTATTTTGTATTATTGATTATTGCTTGGGCTAGGCGCAATGAAATCTTACGGCTTGCCTCATCTGATGGTTCTTTAAGAGGTGCAATACTTCTTAACTCACTTCTCTTATGCCCAACTAAAGTTTCAGTTGCAACATAACCATCGCGTAATTCTCTGTAAAGTCTAATCAAAACTGCTGGATCATTCTCCTCAGCAGTAATGCTAAAGGTTGAATCAGGTATATTTAATACACCTTCTTGCAACACTCGAACAATTCTGCCTCTTGCAGTTCCACCACTTGAATCCCATTCGACAAAATCGCCGACTACATCAGTGGCCCGCATATCCTCATCATCCTCATCGTGGTAACTAGAAGTATCTGCTCCAATGAAACTAGACATAACTTCAAAGGCTCTCATAATATATTCGTGGCCTTCATCTAAATCTGAAAATACACTTTGCAGAACTGCCATATCCTCTGGGCTAACATCTCGCCCTGATTTTGCTGCCTCAAGTGCTTTAGCAATTTTTTCTCTAGCCTCAACAGTTGTAGTTGGATAGGCTGGATAAGTTACTACTGATACATCGCCATCGGCTAATGAAACCTCAGTTAGAACTCTACGACTACGATCATCGCTCCACTTTTGGCGGATAACTCTGAAACCAAAACTCATTTGATCTACATCGCCACGCTCAACCAGTTTGTAAATATCGCGGGCTTCAGTTGTATCTGCTAACTCAGCCTCAAAATATAATCCACGATCATCCTCATTTAATTTCAATGTGCCATTCTTTGATCGTGCTAGTGGCAAACCTTCGTGGTTAATAAGTAAACGCACATCTGGAGTTTCAGTTAATGTTTTACGAAATGCTCCTGGCGCAATTGATTCTTTAAATGGTAGTGGCACACTTGATTCATTAAATACAGCAGCGTAACCAGCAAGGCGCATTGTGCCATCCTCGGCTGATCTTGCCTGAACATCTTTTACTGTATAAGTGCGGCGTTCAATCTTTTTCATTTCTCTCCTTGATTCTGCTTCTGCATTCAGAGCATCAATTTTGCGTTGCGCCCAGTTCTGCGCTCTATCTGAAAAATTGCTATCCCCACCCCAAAGAAGCCAAGCAACTAAACCTGCTCCTGGATAACCTGGATCGGATGGATTGTTATTTGATGGCGCTTTGCCATCTACTTGATGGCGGGCAAACCAAGGTGCCATCTTTCTAACTTTTGGTTCTGTTATTTTTCCAGCAGCCATATCTCTTGCCGCTGCGATGGTGGCTGGTACTAAACCATCGCCCCCAAAACCTTCGCTATAATATTTCAAACCACGCTTTGCGTTTTCTCTGATAAATGAAGGAACATCTAAATTAACTTGCCTATTTGCTTCATCTGCTTGCCAAGCATTGCAGTAATAACCGCCATCAACATAATCTAACCATTTTTCACACCAGGCTTTGGTACCTGCATCATTTTGCTTTTGTTCATTGTAGAAATAACAATTACCGCAGGCTCTACCTTCAGGAACATCATCTGCTAGTGCAGGTCTGTAATTATCAGGTAAAGCACGGTTAGAAACTTCTCCACCTGGTTCCATATCCTCAGCAATTGAAACTGCAACCATCTGATCTATCGCATCTTGCTTGGAATTGTGGCAGCCGATAGTTGTATAAGAACCATCAGATTCCTCTTTTACAGTTGCCCAACCAGCGCAATCACTTTGCTTATCAGATATTAAATATGGCATAAATTCCTAAACTAGAAGTAAAACTTCGGCATCATCATCGAGTATTGAAAAATCAATTTGAGAGATTGATTTACTTGATAACTTACCTAGTTTTGTATTTGCTTTTGCAACCTTTATTGAAACTGTTATCTTTACAGGCTCAATAATTTCAGGAAAGTTAGGCTGGATATAATTAGGCTGGCCAACTTGACTTTGAATTATCTCACCACTTGGCACACTTGCACTAGCCGTTAATCCGCCTAGAGCAGCAGTTGCCGATACAACATTTGTTATTTGCGCAGTGGCGCTGGCAGTGGATGAACCTAGATTTGCCGTTGCTGTTGCGAAGGTGATTGGCCCTAGAACATCAAAATCAAGTTCTGATGTATCTAATATAAACTGAGCCATTTATTAACTCGCTAAAGTAAGAGAAACTGTTAATGAACCGCTTGGAATTGTAAAGGTATCTCCAGCAGTGTAGGCATTACCTGCAACAGTTCCTGAGAATAGAAAGTTGCCTGCGGTTAGATTATCCCAAACAGTAAAATATGTGGCATCCTCAGAACCTGCAATATTGCTCCAACTTATATCAGCATCAGAAGTTAATCCGCCAGTAGCGGCAGCGCCAAAAGAAACTGATTTGCGAGTTGTTTCAGTAGCAGGGTTTGCAGTTCCTGCTGAACCTGGATCGCCAATATGTAGTTTTACATAAACATTGGCTGCTGAATAAGCGGTTGCATTTCCAACTGCATCAAGGAATTTGTTTGCTAAGTAATTGCTTAATCCAGTTGCCATTACTCATTCCCCTCTATAAACTCCTCGATAATTTCATCGATGCGACCTTCTTTATCGCGTTTAACTTTCTTGCGAACTCGCTTTTGTTCAATGTTATTTGTTACTTGAACATTAGGTGCTTCAACATTTACATTAGGAGCAGCAACATTAACCTCTGGTGATTCCAGCATTACCATTGCTGGTTCAACAGTTACATTAGGTGCAGCCACATTTACAGTTGGCTCTGGCATATTAACAATGGTTTGTTCGTTGCGCTTCTCTCGGCTCTTAACCTCATAAACTGCGCTTGGATCGCCTGGGTCAATTGATGCGACCTGTTGCAACTGACTACTTGGAACGCCAGTGTGCTTCATTTTAGGTAAACCAATTGCAGCATTAACGGCTGCTGGATCAAAGCCAACCTGAATAAGTGCAGTAACAATTTCAGTTCTTAACTTTAAGCCAACATCTTTAGCATCTGCGGCATCAATGTTTTGTAGAGGAACTCGGTATTGATCGCCAGCCTCACCTAATGGTGATAAATCCTCAGTTGAACGAACATCATTTAAACTCAAGAAACCTTCACGCAAACCTTTTGTGTAAGCATCGTAGCGTTCAATAGTTGTACCACGCAGAAGTGCATCAAGATTAAACTTAACAAATCCATCTTTCTCAGGTAGCAATGATGAAAGTGCTTGCTCAATTCTTTCTAACAATGGGCGAAGTGAGTGTTGTACAAATGAAAGGTTCTGCGCTTCAACGCTAGCAAAACTCATTGCACCTGCAACTGGATGGCCTAATAGTGAAATTGGAACTCGGAATAATCTTGCGATTTCCTCTAATCCAAAGCGGCGTGTGTCTAGGAGTTGGGCATCTTGAGCATTTAGTGAAAGTGGTTTAAATGCTGCGCCACCTGTTAGCACACCAATCTTGCCTGCACGATAAGGGCCTGAGTGAGTAATATTCCAATCGCGGCCAATGTTACTTGCTTGCTCCTCAGTTAATTCACCAGGTACTTCAATAATGCCGCCAGGATTTGCTGCGTTTCCAAAGTAAGAAGCGGCATAAGTATCAGCAGCCATAACAGCGCCGATAGTAATTCTTGCTGCCTCAACTGGGCCTAAGCCATAGAAAGAACCTGGTAATTTAAATAATGGAATATGTAACAACTCATCTTTTGTAAGGGTCATTACTTTCTGGTTGTAATCTTGAGTATAAACTCCGCCTGCTGGATCGTACTCTTTAATGGTTACTTCATAAATAATTGGCTCATTTGGATTATTGCGTTTAATTCTTACTGATTCAGGGCTAATGCAATAAAGTTCAACAACCTCGCCCATATCATCACGCACTGTAAGAATGTAGGCATTGCCTCGCAAATTTAAGGATGCAAGAACTTGCTCTAAAAATTCCATTC